TGGCATAGAGCCTCCGTTTTAGTCCATAGCTTTTCGAGTAGAACAACCTTGATCGTTGCGATGCAGTAAGCCTTGCGGCTTCCGCCTTGATTGCAGCGGTAACACTCTACCAATCCCTTCGCCATGAGTCTACGAAGATGTGTGAACACTTCTACCTTTTTAATACCTGCGGCAGCGGCAATGTCTCCGGAGTATCTGTATCCCCTGCTCACAGCCCTGAGAACAGAATCTTGCACCATCAATCTACGCACGTTTAAACATTCTTCTGAAGCAATCCTCGGAGCAGAAGCTCGGATACTTTCTCAACGATGTTGGCTGGTAAGAAAGCCCGCATCCGAAACAACGAACGTATTGGAATAATTTAATCATCATGTACAGAGCTCTGAGATATCTTCAGGGCTCTACAACACTGCCCTATGGTGATTGTTTGAGCATAGCGCAGCTTATACCGTGATGATCACAGTGTTCGCTACGCTCTGCCCTACGGAGCCATGCCGTCGCTTCGCGCTGACCAGACTTACACGAACAATCGTTCGCTACCACCCGGCTCTAGTCTAAGCCCACCGTCCCCGCTCTGGTTCGCTCGTGTAACAGGGTATTTGAGTAGCAACCACCGACGTTCCGCATTGCTACCGAGCCGGTGAAAAAGAAAAACCCTTACGGCTGGGTTTAGGTCGTGGCGATGATGGAGCGCGAACCCAGTGAAGTCGCTACATCAAGACCAAAACCCATGCGTAAGGGCTTAACTGGATTCCACGCCCCACCACAGAGCGACCTGTCTTTTTCACAGGCGAAGGGATTGTAAAACACGAACAATACGATGGTCAACGATCAAGGATTTGCCCTACTCGCTGCACTGACCGACCGGCGTCCACCAATCCTGAGTCAGCATCCGCTTTCTGGCGAAGAGGATTATACGATAAGCAGTTCTTGTTACAATCCGCTCTCCAAGCGGATTGTAACAAGAGCCCCTTAAATAAAGGAACAACCGTTTAAACGTCTCAGGCTTGTGCAGTGCTTGTTCAGTGGCTCATTCTCCCTACCAGTAGTGAAGAGAAACACAGAGCCCTGCCTTAGATGTAGCGCTTGTAGCGCTTGTAGCGCTTGTAAAGGCAACCCCGCAAATGTAAGCTCTGCTCGTCGTCATGGAATTAGAGCCTCCGATGCGACGGCTGGTTTCCCCTCCGTTATCCAGCCCTCCCTTTAGACCGCCTTCGGGCGGTCTTTTTTTGGTCGGGTGACACAGACCCCTGACCAAGCAACGCGGACGCAATAGCGGCCTTCTGGTCAAGCGGTACGATGGTTATCACAGTGTGAGGTGACTCCTTATCCAGCGCCCAGTAGGTATGCCGCTCCTTCACCTGTCGGTCGTTGGTGTAGATCAGGTCTTGCATGAGGTCGAGGATCAAGGTCTCGTCCAGATCGGGGCGGCGGGAAGCGTAGTGGATGGTCATGATGATCGCCACATCCCCGTCGAACATCGGATCGAGCTTCGGGCATTGTTGTTTAAACGACTCACCGTAGTCCCTCGCCTTCTGAGACTTGATGAACGCCGGTCTGCCGCGAATGGTGACCAGCTTCCTGCTGTTGGATTTCGATGCGGGCTCACCATGAATGGTGAAGGTAATCGGTAATAGCTGTTGCATTGTTCTCATAGTTGCGCTATCGTCCTATTTCATTAAACGGAAGTCTGAATGGAAGTCACAAACAATTTCGGTGTTCCCGAAACACTTATGGCTCTCGCCAAGAGAGACTACTACAGTAAGGGCAAGGCTGACTACTCCGTCACGGAGTTGCTCTCCCCTCCCCGAGTGCAGCGACTGCGGAGGCTCTACCGCGAAGAGATGAAGCAGGATGTTTCGCAGATGCTCTGGCAGTTGATGGGCTCCGCCTTGCATGTGGTTGCCGAGCGGGGCCAAGCGGCTGGGCATGTGACAGAGGAACGCTTGTTCACTACCTTCGAGGGTGCGGTGGTGTCCGGTGCGATTGATGTGCAGCAGGAGGAAGACGATGGCGTGACCATCATGGACTACAAGTTCACTTCCGCGTGGGCAGTCATGAATGAGAAGCCCGACTGGGAACAGCAGCAGAACGTATACGGCTGGCTGGTTCGGCGCGAGAAGAAGAAGAACGTCAAGGGCGTGAAGATCATCGCCCTGATCCGCGACTGGAATCGCAGGGAAGCCGAGCGGCGGGAAGACTACCCCAAGGCACCCATTCAGGTGATCGAATTGCGCCTGTGGTCGCACGAAGAAGCTGAGGAATTTGTTCGCAGTCGTATCACTGCACACAACACTGGGAAGGTGGCGATTGCGTTCGATGAAGAACTCCCGCTCTGCACTGACGAAGACCGGTGGGTGCGGGAGACGAAGTTCGCGGTCATGAAGCAAGGCCGCAAGAGAGCAGTCAAGTTGTTTGATAACGAAGCAGACGCGAAGCTATTCGCAGAACAGGAGAAAGGCTATGTCGAAACAAGAAACGGAGAAGCAATTAGATGCGCTGGTGATTACTGCGGCGTGTCCCAGTGGTGTTCCCAGTATCGTCAACAAAATGCTGGAGGTGATGAGGAAGGTGGGGTACGTCCAGAAGGACGGCAAGAATGAGTTCCATGGCTACAAATACGCCAGCGAAGCGAACCTGATTGCCGCCCTCCGACCGGCGCTGATTGATGCCGGTCTGGTGCTGATCCCTTCCGTTACCAGCGTTACGCAGGATGAGTATGGCAACACGCATGTGATGATGAACTTCACCCTGATGGATGACGAGGGTTATACCTTCACGTTCAGCGGTGCTGGGTCAGGTAACGACCGCAACAAGAACGGCGTGGGTGACAAGGGTATCTACAAGGCGATCACTGGCGCAAACAAGTATGCGCTGATGAAGACCTTCCTGCTTGAGACCGGCGATGATCCCGAGGTTGTGTCCGACCATGACCGTGGCACCGTCAGCCAGCCCGAGACCAAGGCCAAGCCCGAGAAGCCGAAGGGTTTAAACGAGGATCAGAAGCTGCTGATCAAAGCTCTGAAGGAGTTCGCTGGGAACATGACCAACGAAAAGGAGCTAAAGGAACTCTGGGGAGAGAACCTTCCCAAGATTGAGGAAATCGAGGCGGTTGATCCTGCTGCCCACGAAGACCTGAAGGAGCATTTCCGTGCAACTCGCACCAAACTCAAGGAGAAGAAATGAATCAAGAACGTGAAGTCCGCCCCAACTCTGGGGTTCTGTTCAGCGTTGCAGCCAAGAAAACGCAGAATTCCCCCGACTACTTCGGTGACCTTGCCATTTCGGCCAGCGCGATCAGGGTTGTCGATGGCGTTGCTGTGGTGAAGATCAGCGGCTGGAAGAAAACATCCAAGGGCGGCAAGACCTACCTGTCTCTGGCTGTTAATGACCAGCAGATGGCTCCCTCCAATAATCAGAAACAGTCGGGAGACGATGATGAGCCGTTCTAAGAAACGCGGCAGACCGACCGCGCAGGAATCGGCTAACCGCGACCTTGGCTTGACGATCTGCAAGCAGGAGGCTGAGATTGATGAGCTTCGCAACATCATCAAGGAGCGTGACAACGCCATCGTCGGATACAAGGCGGTGATCAGCTACCTCGAATTCCAACACGGCATGAAGGAATCTCAGTAATGGCACTTCAGTTCGAGGCTGTAAAGGTTGCCCTGAAACAGGATGCTACCGGCTTCGTTCTGACCCTGAAGATACATCCCGACGAACTTCCCGAAGAAGTCATTCGGGATTTTGTCGGGGCCAGATACGCATTGGCGATGGTGAGGATCAACGAAGATGAAACGCCTCGCCAATACGAGAACAGGGTTAAGAAGGCTGGCATTCTGTGTCGAGACATTCGCTTCCGTCAGTGGATCGAAAGGCTGGAAGGGCAGCCCTGCGAAGACGAAGAGCGGGCGGTGGCATGGTTGCACCACACCTGCATGATCAAGTCGCGCACTGAATTGAACGGCAACAAGATGGCACAGAAAGCGTTTGATCAGATCGTGGAGAAATACGAAAGGGAAAAAGATGAGCCGTTTTAAAACCTTCCATCCGCTGATGATATACATCACGCTCAAACAAAGAGCGGCGGCGAAGATTTTTGCGCGGAAGGAACGCATTCCCCTGTCCCAGCTTGTGCGTGAGGGACTGGCAATGCGGATGAGCCCCGGCGATAGATTCAACGCTGGCTTCAACGAAGCGATTAAACAGGCGATGGATGTAACGAAGAACTCCAAGGGTGGGCAGATGCGCTTCCCGTCCGGCAAGTCCTTCGCAGATATCGTGTGTGATGATTTAAACAACCTGATCAGGAAGGAAGAAGAAAATGGAACTGGCGGATTACCAACAGATGGCGATGAGGACGGCGAAGCGGGTGGAGTTCCAGCTTGACCTGACCCACGCAGCATACGGTCTTGCTGGCGAAGCCGGAGAGTTTGTTGATGCCGTGAAGAAGCATCAAATCTACGGGAAGGAACTCGACAGGGAAAACCTGCTGGAAGAGATCGGAGACATCCTGTGGTATGCGGCACTGGCGGCAGAGATTCTCGGAGCAAACCTTAACTACATTGCTTCGCAGAATGTAGGGAAACTTCAGAAGCGGTATCCCGAGAAATACACCGACCTTCTGGCAAGCGAACGGTTAGACAAGAAGTAATTTAAACACGGAGGCTCTACAAATGAAAAAGCTACAGAAACGATCCATGACGATTGCCCTTAACATTATGACTGCACTGGGGGCTACCTACACCATCACCCTGCCTGATGGCACAAAGCACAGCAACGCACCTGAAGAGCCAGTCAATTACCAAGGTCGCAAAGTCAAAGATGGCCGCAGTTATGGCGAACTTGCTGCTCACTACCGGCCCTTCATTGATGCTTTGAAACCGTCTGAATTTGTGGAGGTTCCGTTCAACGGTTACGACCCAAGCAACTTGCGCAGTGCCATTTCGGCGTGGGGCTGTCATCTATGGGGTAAAGGCTCCCTGCTTACTGCCGCAAGTAAGACCGGCATCGAAGTCCTGCGCGTCAAATAATCAACGACAAGTCGGGGGGATTAAATGAAGCCTTACTTTATCGACGGGCCGGTACTGATCAAGCGCATGGCCGTGGCGCTGGTCGCTGGGTTGTTTGTTGGTGCAGCAGCAGCGGCGGTGGGATACAGGGTCAAGGAAGTCGAACCCGCGATGCAGAAGGTTGCGCTGTCGGTATGCCCTCTGCCGCAGACCGAAGGGGAGATGACGGTATACGTTGTTGAGAATGGCGCAATCAAATGCTGGAGATGGAAATGAATAAAATTCAAACTAAGGAGAAGCAAATGGAAGAAAACGTAAATACTATTTCTATCAATGGTGTTAGTTATGTTCGAGCTGATTCTGTGCAAGCTGCACCTACTGGAAATCGGTCAGTAGTAGTTGTTGACCGTGGGTGGATTTTTGCAGGTGACGTAAAAAGAGAGAACGGAAGAATCAGACTTTCTAGGGCTGTGTGGGTGCTCCGATGGGATTCGATTGGATTTGATGGAGTCATTGCAAACCCAAAAGATAAAAAAGTAACTATTAAAATCATGAAAAATAAAATTGATATTCCAGAAGGGGCTGAAATTTTTAATGTTCCAGTCGATGACGATTGGGGTTTGTAATGTTTTTTAATCCTGTTGGATATAGCGACGGCGACGGCGACGGCTACGGCAACGGCGACGGCGACGGCGACGGCTACGGCGACGGCTACGGCAACGGCTACGGCTACGGCAACGGCTACGGCAACGGCACAGTAAGTCCTAATCGTATTAGGAGGTGGAAATGAAAACAACACTAAACGCAATAAGAAAGTATCTCCCCTGCGCTGAAGGCTGGAAAAAACTGTTGCAGCACTTGGGCAAAACAGAAGCCGATGACGCGCCACTTTTAATCAGCACAATTTTGGCCAGCAACGGCCTCGATGATGCTCTGTGGTGCTTACGTGCCGTTGATGGTCACGACAAAGAGATACGTCTGCTGGCTGTGGCGTATGCAAGGAAAGTGCAACACCTGATGGCTGACCGCCGAAGCATTGCGGCACTTGATGTCGCAGAGCGACATGCTCACGGTCAAGCATCTGACGATGATTTGATTGCGGCGAGGGCTGCGGCTGGGGCTGCGGCGTGGGCTGCGG